AAAGCGTAAGCGATGCCAGTTTAAAAGTATTAACCCCCTCGATACGCTCAAGCGCTGCGGATAATAATAACGGAGAATCACCCCCTGAAATATGGGTGACGATGAATAGAGGGTCAAAGGACGATGCAATATCTAAAAAGTATCTGGCCAGAGCTGAGCAGTCATTATTAAATACCGGTAAGTATGAAGATGATTTGCTAATGGTTGTCGAGCTTAATTACACTGACAATCCTTGGTTTCCCCCTGAATTGGATCAAGAGCGATTAGATGATTTAGAGAACGCAACGCCTGAAGAGTACCGGAATATATGGGGTGGCCAGTATTACGACGGTGTGGACAATGCCATCATTAAACAAGAATGGTTTGACGCCGCTATCGATGCTCACATAAAAATGAGGTTTGAAGCTACTGGTCAAAGAGTCGTTGCACATGATCCTAGTGATACCGGCAGCGATGCCAAAGGATATGCGCTTAGGCATGGGTCTGTTTTCATTGATATTGACATGAAAGAAGACGGCGACGTTAATGACGGTTGCAGATGGGCGCTAGAGAAAGCCATTATTGCCGGTGCTGACGTTTTCTATTGGGACGCTATCGGCGTTGGTTCTGCGCTAAAACTTCAAATTAATCAGGCGTTGAATGGAAAGCGTATCGAGAGCAAAGCCTTTATTGGCGGCGAATCCCCAAATAGACCAGATGATTACTATTTGCCACGGGAAACCGACACACCGGAGAATTCAAGAACCAATAAGCAAACATTTAAAAACTTGAGAGCACAGCAGTATTGGGCATTAAAAGAGCGTTTCTTTAACACATACCGAGCAGTAGTGAAAGGCGAGTATGTTGACCCTGATACTATGATTAGCTTATCATCTGACATACCAAGGCTAAACGAAATACGTTCGGAGATATGTCGCATACCAAAAAAAGAAAATGGTAACGGCTTAATACAAATAATGAGCAAGCCCGAAATGCTCAAGCTTGAGATAAAATCCCCGAACATGGCAGATGCAATGATGATGGCAATGTTAACTCCACCAGCTATAAGACAACCTGCACCAGTTTTAAACGTCCCTATGGTTAACCATTATGCATGAAATGAGCGGCAAGAATAAAGACGACTTTGTTAAGATCTTGAATAAAGTAAGCGAGGCTTGGAATTTAACCGAGTTTCAACGAGATCAGTCAAACGAGTCAATAAGATTTGTTGACGTTTCAGGCGCGCAATGGGAAGGATGGGCGGGCGATCAATTCGCTAACCGGCCAAGAATGGAGCTAGATAAAGCATCTCAATCGGTCAACCTATTCCAAGCAGAATGGAGAACTAACCGCTTCGCTGTTAAGTACCGACCATCTGACGAGAAGACTAGCGCCAAAGATGCCGAGCTATTAAACGGGCTATTTAGGAAAGACTATCGCGACTCTAACGGCGAGCAGTCGATGGATAATGTCGTTAACGAAATGTCAAAAGGTGGTGTGGGCGCGTTACGACTAAAGACAGAATTTGTTTCTGAAGATGATCCCGAGAACAAAGATCAAAAAATAATATTTGAGCCTATTTATAACGCATATAATACGGTGGTATGGGACCCACAAGCCAAAGCTCAAGACAAATCGGATGCTGGCTGGTGCGATATTATCACCACTTATACTGAGGATGCTTTTAACGATGCTTACCCAGACGCTGACCCCGAGTCATTCTTTCAGCCAATGGATAGAAACATATTCAACCTAAACAACATTAAGCTAATTTACGTTTCAGAGCATTACCAAGTCAAAAAGAAAAAGGCTCTAGCTTTTAGCTATGTCAACAAGCTGACAGGTGAGAAAAGAGTAATATTTAAAGACGATATTAAAGAGGTCATCGAACAGTTAGCGGATGCTGGGTTTAAAAAGACTGGTGAGCGCCGAATAATTAGACGCACCGTTGAAAAGTCTATTTTGTTTGGTGGTGGATTCTTAAGCAAGCCGCGTCGAATCGTTGGCGATATGATCCCCGTTTCGCCGTGTTACGGCTATCGTTCGTATGTTGATGGACAGGAATATTACTACGGTTTAGTTGAAAAGCAGAAAGATGCCCAACGATTAAGCAATATGGCCATATCAAACATGGCTGAGAACGCGGCTACAAGCTCGTCTTCGATGCCTATACTTACACCCGAGCAAGTGGCGGGCCTTGAGCAGCGATGGGCGGAGAAGGCGCTAGGCAAGCACGCTTACATGCTTCTTAACAGCCTAGACGACCAAGGAAAGCCGATACCTTTGGGACCATTACAGCATACACAGCCAGCGCAGATAGACCCTAACACAAGCTTAGTGTTAGACGTTGCAGGCAGCTTTATTACTAGCCAAAGCGGCGGAATGCCACAAGATACACTAGATCCAGACGCTAGTGGTAAAGCCATTAATGCAATGATGCAGCGCGTGGACATGCAAACAGCGGTACTAATGGACAATATTTCTTTGTGCACTAAAACAGTAGGCAAGATATATTTAGGGATGGCAAGCGAGGTTTACGACTCGCAAAGATTCATTAAATTAGTTGGCGAGGACGGCGGCGAGAAAGATGCTTTATTGATGGAATATGTAATCCATCCAAAAGTTGATAAGTTTGTCCGCATCAATGACGTTAAAAGCATGAAGCTTGACGTTGTTGTTGATACCGGTGCCAGCTACGCCAACCAGCGAAGAGAAACTGTTGACGTTCTTAATCAGCTATTACAGAACACGCCGGGCGATTCTCAGTATGTCCCTTTGATTTATTCTAGTATCGTTGAGAATATGGAAGGATCTGGACTTGATGCGATTAAGAAATTTAACCGCCAGCAAATGATTTTACAGGGAGTTGTCGAGGCAGAAACGGACGAGGATTTGGAATTTGTCCAGCAATCCCAGCAACAGCAACAACAGCCAGACGCAGGGCTATTATTAGCTCAAGCGGAGCAATCCAAAGCGGATGCCGACAATGCAGAGGTTCAGCGAAAGACTCAAGCAGACCAATTTAAAGCCAGCATCGACCAAGGAAAGTTGAAGGTTGATACTTTTAGAGCGCAGACTGACAGAATGAATACTCAGGTTGACGCTCAAGAAGCAGGTGCGACGATCAATAATAAGAATATAGACGCTTTTGGAAAGCAGCTAGATAACCAGCAAAAATCTATAGAGCTTCAAGAAAATCAGATGCAAGCACAAATAGCATCAATGTCTACGAGCGAACTAATCTCCTTAATGGGTCAGTAATGGGAATAAAAACAAAGATAGCTGAAGAGTTAGCCAAGCGCGTTCAAGGCGGTGATTCTTTGGCGATGGACTTTGCCACTCGAATGGCTAGGGCTAAAGAGATGGGGTTTGATGTTGATCAGACTGTATATCACGGCACGGATGAAGAATTTATCGCTTTTGATATGAGTAATTTCGGGGAAACTTACGGGACTCAAGGAGAGCCTGCAATATATACAACAACAAGCAGAGATCACGCCGCTATATTCGGAGATGAAGTAAAAGAACTAACCTTGAAAGGAAATCACAAACAAATAGATGCAAATAAATGGCTAAAAGAAACGTATGACAGTTTCGATAGCTACCAAAAAAAAGAGGTTTATGACGTAGAGTCTGGAGAGTACATATCTGAAGAGGTTTCTTTTGATGATTGGGTTGACTCTCTGGACGGGGATGATATTTACAGAGTTTTAAATCTCGATGACATGCTAGGAAATGAAGCGGCATTTGCAAAAAAAGAAGGGTTTGAAGGTGTTACGGTAGATTTCAAAGACCTTTCTGATAGAATAGGGAATGTAAATTTAACATTCGACCCAAAAAACATACGCTCGACACAAGCAGCATTTGACCCCGCTAAAAAAGAATCATCAAACCTATTGGCTGGCCAAGCTGGTATAGCCGGTGCTGTAGGCTTAGGCGCTGCTGGTAGTAGCCAAGAGGCAGAGGCGGGAATAATAAGACCTGAAAAAAGGAATCCGGCTTTAAAGGCGCTTAGCATACTAGAACCCGCCGCTATGATTGGATCATCAATGGCCAGAGAATCATTAGCAGGGTTAGGCGGCTTAGCTGCTGGCTTAGATCCTTATGCCCCTGAAGGTGAGGGAGGCAGGTTTACCGAGTATTTGCAAAGAACATTGCCAGTATATGAGCCAAGAACAAAAGAAGGTATACAGGGTCTTGAGGCTTTAGGCGGCGGCATAACAGATATTGCAAAATACTTTAATGACAGCAGGCTAGCCGAACCATTAAGAGCGGCAAAGGAAAATTTTAACGAATCCAACGAGTGGGTGTTTGATAACTACGGACCGGGAGCCGCTACAGTATTAAGAGTTTTACCTGATATAGTTTTCTAGCCATTTAACATAATCTTGCTATTTAACATAATCTTTAATAAAATCAATGAATCCTCGAAAGAGAGTCCTTTACAGGAAATTAATCCCAATTATTTGGAGAGTTAGAAAATGACTGAAACGTTATCACTTAACGAAGAGCAGGTTAAAGCGGATACGCCGGAAACTGTTGATGGAGCGTCACCATCGGAAGATAAGCCATTTGTTGTTGACCGTCAGGTGAGCAGGAAATCGAATAAGCAATTTGCAGAGCAGCGTATAGGCGACCAGCGCGATAAATACAGAACTGAAGCAGATTCATTAGGAAATGAAAACGCGGCAATGACTGTAGAAATGGCAAGGTTAAAAGCTGAAAACGAAATTTTGCAAGCTAGATCAAGTCAAAGCCAAACGATGCCAACCATGGCGCAGTTTGATAATGACGCGGAGCAATTCCAAGCGGCAATTGGTTCTTTTTATCAGAATCAAACCACAGGAATAGTCCAGCAGCAGCTTAATCAATTTCAAGCTAATCAAACGGAAAGTAATCAGAATGTCCAGATAGACAGCGCAATTAACAGTCACTATGACAGAGCGCAAGATTTTGGAAAGAAGGATTACAACGAGGCAGAAAGCAGCGCTAAGAATATTATCGGTGAGGAATTAGTTAAGGGCATCATGCAAAACACCCAAAACTCTGAACAAATCCTTTATATGCTCGGCAATGATTCGGCAAGAGCTTCGGCTCTAGCGAATATGACCCCTCTACAGGCGACCATGGAAATAGGCCGGTTATCTGCACAAGCGGGTAGCTATACAAAAGAACAGCGACCAGATCCGGAGGATGTTGTGGAAGGCGGAAAAGCCCCCAGCGTATCCAATGCAAATCTACAAAAGCGCTACGACTCGATCTTGGAAAAAGCCTGTAATGGTGGAAGCCTAGAAGAATTGAAAGCGGTTAAAAAGGAAATGCGCGATTCTGGTATGCTATAAAATACTAGGTGATTAACATGACTCAGACTAACTTCCCAAAAGACGTAGTTGTTGAATTTAATGATATGGTCGAATCTTTCGAGGATGATACTATTCTCACGAAGGCTGTAAAAGTTAAATCCTCGCCTGCTCAACAGCAGCAGCGCACAGCATATAAATCATGGCAGAACACGCCACAAATCAGCAGAACCGTTTCAGGCTTAGACATTACAAGCTCACTCGGTAAGGCTATCACTCAACTAGCTATTCCGGTTGATATTGACACGATCGAAAACGTAACGTTTACAATCGATGCTCAAGATGCCAATGACCCCATGGCGATTAAAAGTAAAATACGCAGCGCGGGCGCGGCATTAGGATCGTTGATTAACACAAGCATCAATAACACTGTTCTTTTTGAGGGTGGTGCATTTGTTGGTCAATCCGGCGCTTTAGCTACTTATAACGACATTGTTGCTTATGAGAATGCTTTGCTAAGACGCGGCGTTCCAGAGACATCAATCAAAAGCTTGTTTTTAAACTTAAAAGACCACGGAACTGTTAGCGGTAATATTGCTGACCGTCAAACCATGGGCAATAAAGTTTTATCAGCTTATGAGCGGTCACTGGTAAGCGACGCGGCTAACTTTGATGTTTTCCGTACTGGTTCAGCCCCTACTTTAGTATTGGGCGGCGGTTCGGCGGCAACGGTTGACGGCGCTCAAAGCTTGGTGCCAGCGGCTAACCAAACCACTTCAAAAGGTAATGTTGAAAACTTAGATAATCGTTTCTTTGACCTTACTGTAGATACTAGCGCTAGTTGGAAAGCGGGCGACCGTTTTACCGCAGGCGTTAATGAGGTCCACATGGTCAATAAACTTGACACTGGAAACTTGCAGGTATTTACCGTGGTCGAAGTTTTAAGCGGAACTTCTATGAAGATAAGTCCGGCCCCTGTGAATGTTGCCGGTGCTACTGATGTTGAAAAGGAGTATGGCAACGTAATGGCGGCGCTTCCTGATGCAGAGCCACTTGTGATCGTTAATACTGCCACCGCACAAACTAACGTGTTTTGGGAAAATGACAGCATCCAATTAAACGCTGGTAATTTAAGCGTTGGTGATTTGTCAGGTGTTGGCGTGATGAATGTTAACAGTGAAAGTGGTATCCAATTCATTCTAGCGAATGAAGGTACTTTGGGCGATTTGTCCAACGCTTACCGGCTAACCGCTTTTTGGGGTGTCACTTTGATTGACCCATTACGCGCAGGTATTGGACTTGCTAATCAGTAATAGCAATTAATAGCGGGGGTGTAAAAACCCCCATTATTTTAATACATGTTATGGTGTCGGTATGAGTACAGCACTTGAGCGGGTGAATAATGCTTTGTTTATTTTGGGCGCAACTTCCCCGATTAAAAAAGCACGTCCCGAAATATTTAATCTTACTTTTGACGTTCTAGTCACAATGCTTAAGCTTTGGAGTTCGCAAGGCATTAGCACCGGTTTAACAATCCCCGCCGTGATTGGCGACGAGATGGAAGAGCCAGCACAAATAGATTTTGCTATTGATTTTAATTTGGCGGCCACTGTTGCACCTTATCTGCAAAAGGTTCTTAGTCCGGAGGCATCGTCTAAAGCTAGCACAACTATGCAGTCATTACGCGCGCAATTTACCGTGCAGCCAATTACCCTTTACCCTAATTCTTTACCGCTTGGCTCGGGCAATACCGGACCATCAAGCAGACAATCACCAATAGGCCGGAATTTTTATTCCGAGCCTGAAACTATAGATTCTGGAGCGGGTTCCCCGATAATCACATGAGCAACGGCGGTACACCAATAGTTCTTTTCCAAAGGCTTACAGTCTTAGATAATAAGCCGATTTTTATATTTGAAAGCGAAATAGACAAAGTCACTTATGGCGTTACCCTAGAGGACTTAGCGACTAATTTAGCGCCTTTTATAGATCCCGGTCAGGCCACTTGGGGAAGTATAATTGGCACGCTATCGAATCAGGTTGATTTGCAAGCTGAGTTAAATGCAAAACTTAACCTTAACGGCGGTTCAATGACTGGCCCCGTCGTTAGTGTTAGCACATGGCAAGGCGTATCATTTAATGGCGTAGTCCTAACAACTGGGGGATTTGCTGCTAATAAACTTGATGAAACAGGGGCTTATTCTGCCGTTAATTGGGGTCAACTTTCGGGAACGCTAAGCGATCAAACGGATCTTTTGTCAGCGCTTAACGCTAAAAAGAATGATTTTTCAGAAAATACCGCATTTAATAAAAACTTTGGCACTTCAGCGGGTACAGTTTTAGAAGGGAATACCGCTTTAGGTGGCGCTGTTGATAGCGTAACCGGGGACGGTGTCGGCGGCACTGCTGTAAATCCGGTGATGAGCTTTCCAGCTCCTAGCGACATTGGCTTAGGTAATATTGACAATACAAGCGATGCCAATAAGCCAGTAAGCACGGCCCAGCAAACCGCTTTAAATCTAAAGTTGAATTTATCAGGCGGCGCAATGACTGGGCCGGTTACAAGTAGCAGTACTTGGGCAGGTACGTCATTTAACGGCGTTGTGTTAACAACCGCCGGTTCATCTGCTAATTTTCTTGATGAGCAGGGAAATTATTCCGTTCCACCGGCAGCAAGTAAAACACTTCAGCAAGCATATTCCGACGGGAATTTAATTTCCACTGACTCGGCTAATGGATCGGTCGAGTTAAGCCAAACCGGGGAGACTATACCTAGCTTTAGAATAGTTCCTAATTCTTTATTTCCTACCACTAATTTAAATGGCGGGGCGTTGCATACAGATAGTGACGGGTCTTTATATTCTTACGATTCCACTAGGTCAAAATGGCTTTCTGTTTCCGAATTATTATATAACTTTACGGACAATGGCAATAATGATGGCAATTATCTAAAAATAGGTAATGTGACAAGCACTTCAATAGGTTGGATTGCCCCCTATGATTTAACTATAATTTCATTAGAAGCAATAGGAGAAGGGGATTTGTCAAAATCATTTGATATTGAATCAAACACATCATCAATTATTAGTTTTTCATTATCATCTGGTAGGTTTTCATCTAGCGCGCTGAATGTAGATATTAATTCAGGGGATATTATACAGTGCTTTGCATCATCGGTAGGGAGCAATTCTGTTGACCCGGTCGTTTCTATTTATTCAAAGCGAAGGAAAAAAAAAATGCTAAAATAGCAAAAAACAATTCAGGGTCTACTAAGAAATTTCTAGCAACCGTTTTACAAAACGGAAGTCAGTCACAGATTAGTGACATATATTCACCGCAAGAAATAGCGTCATCGTCTGATTTAAACGCTTTGATTTTAGCGGGCGACATTGTTATAAACGACGGTGTTAGCGATTTAACCGTATCTCAAGCTATAGATTTTAATTCGGATTCCATGATTCAAGTTAAGGATTCAAACACGGGAGGCGGCACGATAAACGCCGCTTATGGTTCGCCTATTGAGTGCAGCCCTAGCACGGGAACTTTGGAATGCGTGGTTCCATTTACGGCTGAATATGTAATTTTTGGGAAATTATCAATAGGGACTAATCTAAATAAAGACAATGGCGCACTAGAATTGGCTTATGGAATTGACACGGGAAGCGGTGCAGTTGTTGGGGCCAAGCCATGGTCTCAAAATCAAAACGCTAAGAAAAATAAGCGAAACGGGATTTGTGGAACATGGGGGGAAGTTTCATTAAATGCAGGCGATAAAGTGCTTTTGTTTTTGTCTACGCTTGGCGATTCAGCATCATGGGCAGATGGTGAATTATTTATATCTACATGGCCATAAATAAATGCCTAAGCTGCTTTTCAGATTGTTGTAAGCTTGAAGTAGACATAAATAAGAGTGAATATTTTGCTTTGAAATTGATATTGCCTTCAGGTAAAATTAAAAAAAGGTCTGAAATTTTCACAGATAAAAACAAAGCTTATAAAGGAAGAGAAAATCAAATAGATGAAATGCATGGAGATTATCACGCGGTGATTTTAAAAGGCCATGATGGCTTTTGCAGTTTATTAGATAAAGAAACGCGAAAATGCAGTATATATGCTAATCGCCCTAGCGTTTGTATAGATTTTGATAATAATTCAACTAGATGCGAGAAAATTAGAAAATGTATAAACTAGAGCTAGAAAAAAATACACTAGCAGATTGCAAATACTTCCAAGAGTGGCTTGATATAAATTTTTCTGAGAATATCGGTTTTGCAGTAGGTTCGTTAATATCGATTTATTTTGAGACAGAGCCGAGCGAAACCGATAAATTATTAGTTTCTGATTTTTATTCCGGCTTAGAAGAGTCTGACAAAACTAGCTTCGACCTTGAAAAGCTATATCAAAAGAGGTCGGACGATGGTATAGGGCTGTATTCAAAATTAAGATCGAATCTCGTTAAGTTGTTCCAGTCCGGCGACCTATCCATATCTGGGGCGCATTTTATAGAAAAAAAATTGATGTTTGCAAAGTCTTTTTTGCTTTCTGGAGATTGGGCTACCGCGCAATATGAGCTAGGTCAAATAGAAGTGGAAGGCGATTATACACAAGAAATACACGACGCAATAAAAAGTGAAGTTGATGACTATGTTAATAATAATTACTTATAAGGTATGAAATGGAATATAAAAGGGTTAGTTTTTGCGGTCCCGCTGGAAACGGTCTAATATCTAATTTTCTTTCTGCTTTAATTGTTAAAATTTTGATTTTTCTTAAACTTAATTTTGAAAAATCTTGCGAAAACCATGATATTGATTGGACCGAAGGTCCAAAAACAAGCGATGATATTAAATTTGCACTTAGCATTTATAACGAGGCTAGGGAACAAAAAGGGTCTACTGTAGCGTGGATAGTTGCTTTAGTTGGGTTTTTTATGGTTAGAGGAACGGCGATTTTTTATAAATTATTTAACGGTTGAATACCATTAAGAGTTAGCAACAACATGCAGCAAGTACCATTACCAACATCGTTTAAAAGTATTGATGAATTCCCGAGATTGAGGGAGTCGTTAATTAATATGATGAATGTTGGCGGGAATAAGATTATTCAGCGACCCGGCATAATATCGAAAGGGAACGGTGTCGATGCGTGTCGTGGACAGATTAAGTTTCAAGACGAGCTTTATCAAGTTTCCGG